TACTTATGGCCATTATACAGATATCTAAAATCCAGCAACGTTCAGGTAACCTTGTAGACCTACCACAATTATCAGAAGCACAATTAGGTTGGGCTAATGATGCTAAACGTCTTTTTATTGGTGGCACAGGTAATGCTAATACTTACAATGAAAATATTGAAGTATTAACATCGTATTCTGATATTACCTTTAGTCAAATTAACGGTAGTGAGGGCAATCTAAATATTTCTAATGCCCAAACTGGTCAAATTTTAACTTACGTAGCCAGTACAAATACTTGGGATAATGCAGGTGGTAACGCATTACAACCCGGCAATTCCGCATTATATACCGGTGGTAATATTCATTTAGGCGATGTAGCCACTCTTAAAATTGGCGGAGGTGCTATAGGATATGTGTTAGAAACTGATGGCGTGGGTAATCTAACATGGACACCCAAATCAACAATCACAGCATATATTAGTGCAGTAACCAAAGCTAATCCTGGTGTAGTTACTACAACAGCAGATAACTTTTTCACTGAAGGTGCTGAAATAACTATCACTAATGTTGGTGGTATGGTAGAATTAAACGGTGGAAGTTTTTATGTAAATATATTAACTTCTAATACCTTTTCATTGTATTCAGATTCTGGTTTAACGACTCCAGTAGACACAACTGGATACACTACATACACAACCGGTGGTAGAGTAATATCTAGTGTAGGTGGGGCAGGAACTAGTGCCGCCGGTGGAAGCAATACAACAATTCAATTTAACGATAACAATGTAATTCAAGGTAATGCAGGATTTACATTCAATAAAATTACAGGCGCAGTTGGAATTCCCGGTAATGTTACCGCTGTTAATGCAACATTGGGTAACCTAGTAACATCAAATTATTTTGCCGGTGTATTAACTACTGCCGCACAACCAAACATCACAAGTGTTGGTACATTAACTAGCCTAACTGTAACAGGTAATACAACTTCGGGTAACTTAAATACTGCTGGTACTGTTACTGCAAGTAGATTAGTATCTAATATTGCTACCGGTACTGCACCGCTTACAGTAACAAGTACAACACAAGTTGCAAATCTAAATGTTGCAACAGCAGGTCTTGCTACTTTTGCAACTACAGCAAATGCAGTAGCAGGTGCTAATGTTTCTGGGCAAGTAAGTAATGCATTAGTAGCCGGCACAGTATATACAAATGCTCAACCCAATATTACATCGGTCGGTACACTAACTACAGTAACCGTAAGCGGCAATGCTAATGTAGGTAATATATTAACTGATAATTATAAGTATGCTAACGGTACTCCTATTAGTTTTGCCGGAACATATGGCAATAGTAATGTAAGTTCATTCTTAGCCGCATACGGTAGTAATACAATTAGTACAACCGGTAACATAACTGCAGGTAATATTATTACTACTGTTTTAACGGCAGGTGCAAATTCAACTGCAGGCAATATTACAGGTAACTGGACATTAACAGCAGGCTCCAAATTAGAAGCAACCTACGCTGACTTAGCAGAATATTATGAAGCAGACGCACACTATGAACCGGGTACTGTATTAGCATTCGGTGGAGATAAAGAAGTTACAATAGCAGATATTGGTACAACAAAAGTCGCAGGCATAGTATCAACTAATCCAGCATATGTAATGAATAGTTCTTGTCCAGGTGAAAATATCGTTGCATTAGCATTACAGGGTCGTGTTCCATGTCATGTACGTGGTAGTATTAAAAAGGGTGATATGCTGATTAGTGCGGGAAATGGCTTTGCACATGCATCAATCTCCCCTGTATTAGGTACAGTTATTGGTAAATCATTAGAAAACTTTGATGGCATAGAAGGTATCATTGAAGTAGCAGTCGGTAGACTATAAAATAATAGGAAAAATAAAATGGCATCATACGTATATACGGGTAATTTAGTATCACAGCAATCAGCTAATATTGCTACGGACAAGATTAGAATAGCAACTACGGGTGTAGGTATTCACGCGGTTACCGGTTACCCTAGAGTAGCAGGCACCGGAACAGCAACGGCAGCAACTAACAGTGCAACAGTCACTGGAGTAAGTACTGCATTTGATACTCAACTTGAAGTTGGTGGTTGGATAGGTAACACAACTGGAACAACAGTTGGAATCATATCAAGTATTGCAAACGCTACTAGTTTAACGCTTACTGCTAACGCAGGAGTAGCACTATCAAATGTTGCATACACTTATAATAATGCAGGTGTTCCTTACGCAATTGCTACACAACAGTCAACAATTTATTCTGCTAACGATAGCTTCAATAGTGTTTATTGTGGTCAAGGCAATGTAGTAGCATTTCTCACAACTGGATCAAATGCAAGTGCAGGTACAGAGTTTAGTATCAGTGAACTTGGCATGCCTCACGCTAATACAGGTACTGAATAATACAGATTTTAGATAAATACATAATACACTTGCATTCGGCAAGTTTATGCAGTAACCCACTGCGTAGCGGCTAGAACCCGCTAATTTTATAAAGGAAAATCAAATGGGACGTCCTCTAAAAATCGCAAAGGCTCAAGCAGTCTTAACAATTACTGATACAGCAGAAACAGGCAGTATCGTTACAATCTCAGGTGGAAATCTAACAACTAGTCCTACAGTTGGTGTAGCTAAAGGAATGTCATTCCAAGTAGCTTCTACAGTTGGTGGATTAACAGCAGGTGTTACATATTTTATAAATTCAATACTATCAAATACTACATTTGATGTATCTGCTACACAACTAAGTGTTCAACCTCAGGTTATGGCAACATTAACTGACACAAGTAGTCAAACAGTTAGTATGTCGGTTGGTGTCGTTGATGCTTATTTCAACAATCCACTAGGTGGTACAGGCTTTCCAGCAACCAATGCTAACACATACGGTGTAGTTGGTGGTAACACAGCAATCGTTGGTAAACAAGTTTTAACACGTGTGGCTATTGGTATCAATGGTACAGGTACATTGTACTCTGCTACAGACACTGCATACGTAACTGGTATTGGTACTGATTTGGCAAACACATTAAGTGTAGGTTCTGCTATTCAAGTTGCTAGCGCAAACATCAACGGTAGTACAGATTACACTACGATAGGTTTTGCTAACACCGTTGGCGGCTTGACAGCAATTGCTGTTGCTAACACAAACAACACCGGTAACATTATCCGCACAACAGGAAATGCTCAGACATTGTTTGCTAATGGTACAGTAAGATTTACTGCTAACTTGGGTGGTCTAGTATCTGGTGAAGTTTATTTTGTTAAAGCAATTGCTAACGCAACTGCATTTACTGTTTCATCAACATTAGGCGGTGCTGAAGTTGATTTATCAAGTGCTACTGGTACTCCAGACGCACAACAAGATGTTGTTGAATTAGTTGCAAACGCAGCCGTAGCTTCAACAGGAGCCGCATTCGTTTACGCAGATGACGAAGCAGGTTACATTGTTCGTCAAAAAGGTAAAACAAAATACCTAGTGACAGGTGCAACAACAGGTTTAACAGCACAATGTTTTACTGCAAATGTAGCTAATACAGCATTGACACCAAACACAATGAACATATTGTCTACTGATGCAGCCTCTGCTACAGCATACGTATCAAGTATTAATGATTACAACAGTGAAATATTCCCAACGCAAGTTGCAGCTGGTTCATTATCAGGAGGTACTGTTTACACAATTTACAGTGCAGGTACAACAAACTGGACAGCAGTTGGTGCTATGGCTAATATGACAGGTATTACATTCACTGCTACTGGCGCAGGATCTGGTACTGGTACTGCTGTTGCATTCTCAGTTAACCCTGACATTATTGCTACATTCAATACTGCGGCCGCAGCTAATGCTGCTAACGGTCAGCCTAACCCAATCGTAGTTATTGCTAGTGCTTAATGATTATGGCAACTAGTAGGACAATCAAAATGCCAAAAACTGAAACCGATATAGCAGTTCTTCAGGTAGAGGTTCAAAACATTACCGATGATATCCGTGAAATAAAAACGGATATCAGAGATATACACGTTGAAATGGTTAAAAACAACGATGATACTAGAGTGATGTTAAAGGGTATGAAGGACGCTAGTTCAAATGCACATCAAGCAATGTCAGAAAAAATCACCGCATTAGAAAAGTGGCGATGGATGATGATGGGAGCAGGTGTTGTGATAGGATCATTAGGATTCGATACGATAGCAAAATTGCTAAAATAAAAAAACGGTCTTAGGACCGTTTTTTAGTAAGTGCTTTTAATTTCTTTTGAACAACATCAAAATTCACTGTGCTAAACAATCCAGGATGTAATGGTTTGGGATATTGATTATCACCCACCCATGCATAACCACAATGTTCATAATTTAATACTGGGATGAATTCTTCATCTATTGCACAAAAGAATGTGTGATATGTAAATGTATTATTTACAAACTTTTGTATTGGTACTAGTTTTGGATTTTTTGGGAAGTATCCAATTTCTTCACAACATTCTCTGTCAATACCCACAAGCAGTGTTTCACCGTTCTCAATCTTACCACCGGGTATTCCCCAGTTGCCCGGATTTTTGTTGTCCGTTCTAAGTAGATACAAGAATCGTTGTGTGTTTTTAGCGTAAAAGAAAACGCCTGCCGAGATATTATTCATATGCTAAGACATTATAGCACAAAGTAATTTAGATTACAATACTATAATCACCCTGGTCGTACCAGCCTTCCCAAGATTTCATCCAAGCATCTTCTGTATTAACATAACGATACTGTATGCTGGTTGTTAAATTGGTAACATATTCAACTGTAGTAGCTTGGGCACTATCAAATGATACAAACCATTCTCCCATAGAACTATCATATTCAATAATGTCATTAGCATATGCTACTACATTACCCCATGCAATAGTAGTATCACCCTCACTACCGATATTATCTACAATAAGATATCTTACTCCGTTTTCTGCGGGAGGTAACCCTGCATTTGGTCCTGTGACTAATGGGTTAATCACGCTGTCTACAGGATCCAATGTGTTTTGAGGCAGGGTATCTGGGTCAATATCATATATCAATAATCTATCATCTACTGGATCGGGAACTATTGTACCTACAATCTCAGTATCCATATACGGATTCTGTAACCATATCTGGCTGATACCAGGACGAATAGTTCCGTATACATTTAATAGACTTGACCAATATAAACTTGTATTAGGGTTAGGTGGCAAATCTAAATCTTCATTGCTTGGATAAAAATCTTGATTAGCTGGTAATAGTTGTAAACTATTGCCTATCAATAATAGTTTATATCCATATGGTGTAATCTTTTGTCTAGTACCTAATAACAAATCATCATTTTGTATATCATCTAGTGCTTTGCCAGAGAATATACTAGCAATAATTTTTTCAATAACACCCATCTTTTTAAGTTTAGCCGCATTGCTAATCCATATAGGCATATAGAATTTCCAACTTAATACATCAATGGGATTACCTGAACCTTGCGGAATAACACGACTACTAAATGTTAATCCATCTTGATAAACAACACTTAAACTAGTCCAATCAATAAAGTTATCAGTAGATTGAATTTCCAATGAAGGATTAAACAGTGTACCTAATTGTTCAATCAATTCTAATTTTTGATTATAATTGGTTGTCCATAAATCTACACTCATACGCAATGTATAGGGCACCGGCATTAATCTTTCAACAGTAAATGCTTGTCCTTGTACTGTTTCATAACTTTGTGTTTCGGCATTATAACTACGTTGACGAACTTGAATCTTATCAATAAATGTAGGGTCTTGCGTTCTCTTTTGGTCGTATTCTAAACCGGTAATATAATATGTAATTAATGGAGCACTTGGTAAATTACTTGCACTGTTGTTAGCAATGATAGTACTTGCTTGCCTACTTGAATCACCATACATAACTGGTACACGAACAAGTATTTCATTACCTGCAGGATCCTTACCTTTAGTAACATACCAGTTACTAAATATTTTTCCAAATTGAATTAGAAATCTGCGTACCTGATTATCATAGAAAAATTGTGCCATTTATTAAATTACCGGTGGTATTGGATCTGGGGCTATTGTTAAAATAGTTGACAAAGCCTGTTTCTGTGGTATTTCAGTACCATCAGTTGTTACTGTAACGTTGCTGTTATTTATGAAGCTAGATTGTTGTGACAAATCTTGTTCAGTGAATCCTGTTTGTGTTCTGACGTTTTTAGATATGCGAACCCATAATCTACCATCCCAACGATAGAGAATTTGGGGTAGATAATCTGTTCGTAAGAAATAATCACCTACTTGTGGATTCTGCGGGAAAGAAATACCTGCCCCAGTTGGGAATCCGTTTGGTGCTTCTCCTGTACCGTCTAAGTAACCAGTTGTGTAGCCAAAACTTCTTGGGCTACTACGTGCAATGAATTGGAATCTTGGATCAGAATCTGCACGATAGTCCATAGTATTTGGACCATATGGTTCTGTTCCAGTAAAGTTTGGTGCTACTGGATTCTGATCGGCAAACGCATATGTATTATCTGAAGTACCATATGGTCCTGTAATAGGCCCTGTAGGTAATGCAGTTAATACTATTTCACCTTCAACTGCACCTGAACCGTTACCAATTAATATTGGTGCAATAGTAGCAGTTTCTAAATTAATTTGACGTGCGGCCTGTAACGGGTCAACTAAAACATTTACTGACATATCCCATATACTTTGAATCGTTGATTTAGGTATACGTAATATAGGACTTGCGTTTTTGTAAGCAGGACTACGAACTATTGCAACAACACCTGTTGCAACAACAGGAGCACCATTATTATTAGCAACAACATTTATAGGGGGTGCGGGTTGATTATATTTACCTGATAATTCAGTATCACTCTCATAGACACCGTATGTAGGTACAATATATAAATTATTTCTATCGTAACCTGCTTTAGGAACTAATCTACTTGCTTCATCTAATATAGCATTATTGATTTGTAGATTCTTATTATATGTAGCAAGAATATCTTTAAGATTCTGATTAGGATCAAGTTCCCAATATACTGTATTAGGAGGTACAATACCAATTGGTACTTCTTGTTTAGATAGATAATTCTTATCACCGAATGTAATAGTATAACCGGCTGGATAAACTTTAGTAGCATCCCATAATCCAAGATAATTATCCTGATCAATTGGTTCAGATAATATCTGACTAAATTCTTCACTATCAACTAATGGTTCACATTTAATACGCCATAAATGCGGATACCATGTA